CGCACAACCTATTGTATACGTGCTCCTTAAGGGATCCTTCAATTCTTTAAGAGAAAAGAAAGAACACAGGGTTTTTACTAAAACGGGCCTCATCCCACATACGGAATCTCCCAATAGTTCTTTTTAACGACTTCACTGCTTACATGTCGTGACTCCTTACCACCTTACGATAAGGTTTAGTCAATTAAGTTCATCCGGGTCTACTCAGCGTGAGGACCCGGGTTCTTGTCGGTTTTCAGTACGGTTAATTAGTTGGTAATTCGTGCGGTAAAGCCGGCAGTAACATCGTTCACTTCTTCGTCTCTAAACGGTTCGAAATTGGCGATGGGTGGTTGGTTTGGCAGGGCATTGGCTCTCACCGGACGACGGTGTACAGCCTGGGCGTAGGTACGCTCAGACTCTTCCACGTCCAGATCGAGCACTCCGTTAGTCCAGCCTAGTTGTTGATTTGCCTCCATGAAGTCCAGAGTTTGATAATGAGACGGGGTATGAGCCCACTCACGCAACAAATCATCACCTACTGAACCACTTAGGTCCACAAGCCAACCAGGGCTATAAATCTCATCCATCCGAGGATCGGTTCCCATTGGTGCTCTCTCACCAAATTCCACCAGTGGTGCCTCCACTGGCTCGGGTACTACGTCGTCTTCCGGATCATCAAAATGGCCCACCGGAAATTCCTGCGCCTCCGGCAACGTGATTGCCATAGCTCTCCTATTCTGCTCTATTTCACGCCTAGCATCTCTGTACCCAGTCACCACTCCTCTACCGAAGCGATAAAGAGCACGACCACGCCAATACGCAAAACAGAGGGAAAAGACTTGCAAAGGCCGTATTCCACTCAGATAACACATTGACACCAAAGCATCAAGTGCAGCTCCTAACGGCACAGCAGCCACCAAACACACCGTCGTTGTATCCAAACGATTCAACGGCAGATATCTTGGTACTTGCTCCGCCAAAGTTTGCTGCACAGCTACTATAGTCAACGCAGTATCCATGCGGGGAAAACCCTCATGTCCATGCAATCCCAACGCCTCTTCCACGATGTCACCTTGGGAGAGCCAGTCAACTTCAACAGTCTTCGACCACTGCTGCCAGTCTTCCGGCACCTCCCAACTCAGTGGCACAATATCCTTCGAACCACTCACTGCTTCCACAGTAAACAGCGCTTGTTTATTCGCCACTTCCAGAAACCACTCATCCCAATCCATATTTGTCTCCACTCCTAGAGACTTGAATTGGCTTTGTAGCTCCTGCAACGCTTGCTTCCCATGATGGGCCATCATGCGTTGTGCTGTTTCGATTCTCTGCTCCATGATCATAACATCTCCTACATTGCCCTTATGTTGCCACATAATTTCGCGGTGTATCACTTCCTTAGGTAAGGGAGCTAGCACTACTCCATCGTGTTCAACAAAAGGCGACTTCAGAAAAGTTAAGTCAGTCAACAGATCATCCGCCACTACGTCACCATTCTTGGCGGCGCTAGTGGCCTTCATTCCGACACCCTGCGCTAATGAGACGCATACTTGTCGGTTGAAGTACTGACGTGCCTCCGCACTAGCGCTGACTATTACATCATCGCCGTACGTCAACATCCTCACTTCACGATCAAAATCATCAAAGTCCACACTCAATCCGTACATCTCCCTGCTCAACAGGTAAAAGCACAGCATGAGATATGAACCACAGATT